CTAGAACAGCGGCAAGGTGTTCGCCCTCGCCAGCCGGGTCGCGTAGGCCGTCCGAGCGTGGTGCTCGGCATCGTACGCCAGGTGGTGGCGCTGGCACCAGGCGCGCAGGTTCGCCGGGTCGCAGTTTTCGGGCTGGTGGTCCAGGTGGGCGATCGTCAGGATGATGCGGATGATCTTCAGCGGCCCGTCGACTGCGGCGATCGTGCAGGGCCGGTCGACGCCGGCTTCACGGAGCGCACGCGGCAGGTAGACGAACCGCTCACCACGCCAGTAGCCAAGCGCCCGGTGCCAGGCGCCACACCCGGGCCACTCGCAGCGCCTACCAGCGCGGGCCAAGATGCGCTCGCGGATCTCTGGCCAGTCCGCCGGGTAGCGGCCCCTGTTTTCAGGCTTGATCGGCATCGACGGCAGGGTCCCTGAAGAGGCTGTGCTGCGTGCGCGCACGGTACTCCGCCAGGCACCGCTTGTAGATCTGGTGGATGCGCACCTTGCTGACGCCGTATTCGCGCGCCAGGTCGTTCGCGTTGCCTCGCCTGAAGCGGTGGAAGATCTCCCAATCGCGGCCGTTCAGCTTGAAAGCCTGGTCGGCCGGGATGTAGATGATCTGGCCCTTCCAGCTGGCCGCGAGGAAGTCGGCCAGGTGGTTGCCGACGTCGCACGCCAGCTCCTCGTCGGTGCCGAGCTTCTCGATCAGCCGCTGCGCGATCTGCTCCGCGACCTGGGCGAGCAGCTCATGGCGTCGGGCCTCGGTCGCGGTCTCGGGTGGGAAGCTCATGGCAGTCCTCCTTTCAGGCGCGACGTCGGCTCGGTGCCGTCGGAGCGCCACGGCGCTCCTGCTCGACGCCCAGCGCCTGGCTGATGCGGTACAGGTCGCGCGTGCTGCACCACTCGAAGTACTTCGGGGCCGCGTCACCGAGCATTTGCTTGGCGATGCCGTCGGCGTATTCATCGGGCTTGTGGTCGAGGCTGATCAGCTGCGCACGGATGCGGCGCACCAGCGGCAGGCGATCGGCCGAAGGGACCGGCCGGCGCGGCCTCTTCGATGCCGGCGGACGTTCGTCCTTGAAGCCCAGCTTGCGCAGGTGCTCCAGTACGCGGGCACGGCCGGGCGCGTCCAGGTCGCGCGAGCTGTCGACGCCGGCCAGGTCCATCAGCATGCCGTAGTACTGCGGGTCGGTCAGCTTCAGCTGCCGGCGCGCGATCTGGATCAGCGTGACCTCGCGGTTTCGGTTGTCACGGGCAAGCTTGGACACGATCCTCCTCCTCGATCACCTTGAACTTGTGGTGGAACTCACCGTTGGAATAGACGCGCGGCTTGCCGTGTTCGAGCACGATCCAGCAGCCAGGTCGAAGCCGCAGCATCCCTTCATGGGTGGGCAGGCCATAGCGCACCTCGTCGGCCAGGCGGTAGCTCTGTTCCCCCAGCTCGCGCGCGTCCCCGGGCTGGTGCCACTGCAGGGCGGTCATGCGCTCCGGACGGGTTTCGACAGTGATCACCGCCCGTCTCCAACAAGGCCCGTGAACAGTCCAGGCTGGCTCTGGACGTCTACGTGCTCGGCGTGGTGCTCCGGGCAGTAGTGCTTGTTCTTGCCGACCTCGATCGCGTGGGCGGCACACAGCGCCCGATCGCACGTTCGACCCGGAGCGACCCGCCAATCACAAAGGAACTCGCTGACGTCGTCACACCGGTGGCGCCGCTCGCCGATGCCGACGACCGTGTCGCAGGGGTCAGGCAACCTGCGACCACGCAAGTGAACGTGGCCGATGCCGGGGATGCGATACGTCGGCATCAGGCGCGCCCTCCAGAGTCCGACACCTGGTCCAGCAAGCGCTGCAGATCTGCGCCATACAGGTAGAACGGCTCCGACTCCTGCATGTTGCAGGACACGCACTGAATCACGGCGACGCATGGAAACTCGCGCGGAGCCATGTGTTTCAGTTCACTCCTTCGCCTTTCGATATCTCGGCTGGCTCCTTCGTAATCGCCCGGCTTTGGCGGGGGATAGCCCCATCCCGTCTTGTCCTTCTTCAAGCGCCCGTTGCTCCATCGCACGTACTGCGCGTAGCTGCCGAGGACAGTGGTGTGCAGCAGGCGATCGCAGTTGCTGGTGATCACTTCGAAATCCCCACCAGCACCGCGATGCCCCACGCGCCGAAGGCGAACCACAGAAGCGCGACGACCAGGTCGAGCGCGGGCGAACCAGTGCGGGTGCGGTCGCCTCCGAGCATCAGCCCGCCGCGCGTGAAGAAAAGGGCAACGGCTGCCGCAATGAAATAGGTGGTCATGCCGGCTCCCCCGTCCGCGCGTCGCGCCAACCACCCTCGAACCCTTCATACCGCATCAGCACGGCCGGATAGGGCTCGTCGGTCACGATACGCAGCGTGAACTGAGGCTTCTTCAGGCCTTCGTTCGCCGCGTCGGCCAGCTGCGCACCGGCGTTCATGATTGCGTCGGTCCGATCCTCGTCGGCGGCGTCGAACCGAACGATGTCTTTCCAGGCGCCGCTGTTGTTCAGCTGCAGCTTCACAGGCTTTACCGTCTTCATCTGTTGCACCCCTCTCGTTGAAGCCCTCGTGAAAAGGGCTTTAACGAGAGCCCGGCCATCCGGGTCTCTCGGCGGGCGCCTGGGCCAACATCCCATCACCCGCTGCGGTGGTTGATCTCGGCTTTCAGACCCTGTACAGGTGGCAACTGCGGCCGAGCACCGCCAAACACCTCACACGTCCACAGGACCGATCTGCACCAGGTGAGCGCGGCGCACGGCCGGGTCGATCGACATGGCGGGCCCGTGGTTGAACTCGGCGCAGGACGCGGCGGGGTCCGTGATGAAGCCGCCGCGCGTGCACTTGAGGCTGCCGGCGGGGAAGGTGCCCTGCGGCGCCGTGAGGACGAACCGCCGCGAGCAGTTCGAGCAGCTGCGAGCGGCGGCAGGCGCCCCGAATCGCGCGAACACGTACCCCATTGCAAGCTGCGTGGTGCGGATCGTCATGTGCGACCCCGCGTGAGCTTGGCGGCCATGTTCTGCAGCAGCTCCGCTGCGAACGCCCGCGACTCCCGGTGCAACCCTTCAATCACGGTCGCGCCGATGTCGTCGGGCACGTTCTGCGCGGAGATCCCGGCCATGACATCCAGGACCGCCGTGGCGCCGATGTAGAACGCCGACTTGTGGTTCGCGATCTCGGCATCGCTAGCGCCCTTGCGCCGGATCATCGCCTCGTAGACAGCCCAGCCTTCGGCGATCGTCCTGATCGGCGGGCGAGAGGTGGCAGCTTGATTCATGCTGCGGCTTCCTCTGGTTCCTGCTCGGCCTCTTCGCCCTTGAGCAAGGCGGCGACGAGCTTGTCGACGCTGTCCGTGGCGTCGGCAATGAACACCACGTCGCCGGTGGCCTCGACCTGGATGCCCAGCTTCTTCAGCTCCGACGCCGACAGGGCCTGCAGCGCCTTCTTGATCGGCTTCTCGGTGGTCTTGACCAGGGTGTCGAACTGCTCCGGGTAGTGCTTGCGGATCAGACGCACCGTGGCGGCTTCGTCCGTGATCTCGATCTTCCCGGCGCCCTTCTTGTAGCCCACCTTCATGCCGTGGAGCACGACGCTGCGCGGGCTCTTGAAAAGGTCCGGCGCAGACTGCAGGGCCGACATCAGCGCCGCGTCAGCCTCGGCCACCGCCGCGACGGCCGAACGCAGCCCCGGCAGGCGGCGGCGCTTGGCAGCCTCGATCTCCTCCTGCAGCGCGCTGGCGCGCTCGGCCAGGACGTTGCGGGCATCGCGCGCCTTCTTGCACGCGGCTTCGATGATGCTCATGGTGGTCATGCGTGGTTTTCCCTCTCGTTGTTGTGAGGCCGGCTCACGCCCAGGAGGGCGTAGATGTCCGGTGCCTCGGTGTTCTTCATGGCAGCCACCTGGGCCACCGTCGTCTCGGCCCGCGCCAGCAGGAAGGCGCAGGTCTCGTTCAGCTCGCGCGCGTTAGTGGCCATGTAGTAGCCGCTGTCCGGGTGCGCGCAGATCGGGTACTTCTCCCGGCGCAGCTCCTCGATCAGCTTGCGGACCTTGCGCTCCTCAGCGTCGCTGGTGAGCACGCTGTTGGTGATGCGTCCCACCAGGTCGCGGATGTGGATGCCCTGCTCGCGGCCGTTGTGCCGCTGAAGCTCCTGCAGCACCTGTTCCTTCGTGATGGCCACCTGGTTGATGGCCTGGTTGATGTCAAGCACGGTTCACCTCCTTCACGGGCGCGCCCCTGCGCAGTTCGTCTAGCTGCTGCCGGATGTGTTCCGGGACGCCCTTCTTCACCGCCTCGGTGACGGCGACGGGTCCGGTGTGCGCCACGACCAGGCTGGCGCTGTGGCGACGCTCCTCTTCGCGCTGGCTCTCCGCCTGCGCTTCCGCCTTGTCGGCCATGCCCACCAGCACGGCGTACAGGTAGTTGTGGTTCTCCAGGGGCAGCTGCAGCTTGCCCGCCGAGGCCTTCTCCAGCATGGCCTCGAGGCCGGCGTTCCAGGCGTCGACCGGCACCGGCCAGTCCCGGCCCTTGTGGGTGATCGCCTCGCGCTGGATGTCGGGCAGCAGCTGCCCGATCAACTTCGCGAACCGATCGGCGCTCATGCGGTTCTTGGCCGGCCGGAACAGGCCCACGTACCGCAGCACCAGGCTTCCGCAGGAAAGGCTTTTCTCAAGCAGGTCGAACAGCACGCGCCGCAGCTCGTTGTGCGCGACCAGCACGTCGAGCGACATCTCGCCGCCACAAGAAGGACAGCAGATCACCGTCATGCCCGCGCCTCCACGGCCTCGCCTTCGCTCGTTTCCAGGCTGCGGAGATCCGCATCGTCTCCAAGGCCGGCGCCGGTCGTATCGCGCTTGATGGCTTCGTACCAGTTCGCGAGGGCGGCAGCGCTGCTGATGGTGTGATGCAACGCCTTCTGCCGGTCCCCAACGATCACAGCCCGCAGGCACTTGCCAGCCAGGTAGCCAACCAGCCAGAACCATTGCTCCGCGCTCTTTTTGCGGTCGTGCGCGTCTCCCCAGCGATCACGCTGATGCGCCGCCTCCAGGCGCGTGGCCAGCAGGAAGTCGACCGTGTGCGGGTTGTTGATCAGGGCATGCAGCTGGTGCGCCGCAGCGGCATCGGCGAGCAGCGCGTTCGCCAACTCACGGCTGAGCTGCACAGTGTGATCGCCCGGAAAGTGGTGCGCGAGGTCCGCCTGGACCTGCGCGAGCAGCTCAGGCCGCGATTGCAGTTGAATCCCCATTTTTCCCCTCTTCAACTTGAATGAGCAGATCCAGGCGACGCCTGGCATCACGCAGCGTCTGCAGCGCGCCTCGCTGCCGCCAGTCGCACAGCGTCTGAATCACCGACAACTCCGGCAGACCGACCGTGCTGTCCGGGTGCCTCGCCCAGATCTGTCGTGTGACGTGGTCGCGCAGCGTCTTCGCGGCGCAGGCGGTGGCTGCGCACGCCGCCGCGTCCCAGGAGCAGGCTCCTTGCACGCACACCGGGGCTGACACATGCGCTTCCTCTGCGAGCGCGAAGGCCGAGTTCGGGATGCCGCGCGGCGCCTCACCGTCGACGGCCGGCCGGATCACCACGATCGGCGCCTCCGACAGCGGGCGACCGAGCGCGTTCAGGCTGGTCCCGTACCGCCGCTCGGCGGACCGGAGGCCCCGCACGGCCTGTGGGCCGGGGCTGTCCTCAAGGTGCTGCAGCTCCAGCCGCCCGCGCCTGGTGATCGCCCAGTAGCCACCGCGCACCTCCTCCTTCGTGACGCAGCCTCGCCCGCGCAGCGCCATGAGCGCCGTGTAGTTGCGCGTTGCGCCGTTCTTCTCCGTTCCGAGGGCGGAGCACAGCTCGGGCAGGCGCAGCTTTCCATCAGGAGCGCCGGCCAGTGCGGCCAGGATGCGATGCGGGCGCGTCTTCACGATGCGCTCGCTTCCTCGGTGCCGGGCAGCAGATCGCACTCGCTGGTGAAGGCAACCGTCATCAACCCCTGTCCCTGCTCGCGCTCGACCAGGTAGCGGCCGGCCAGCAGCGCCTTGAGGGCGTCGCGGATCTCCCACTCAGCGAAGGTCGGGCTCCAGTAGTGGTAGATCGACCGCACGGACCACCAGCCGCCGTTGGCGCGGATGGCCATCCAGATCTGGCGCGCGTCTTCGTTGATCGCGTTTCCCATCACCGGCTCCTGCACATGGCCTGCCCGGCCGCGAGGCCCTGCAGGTACGCGGTGTCCAGCTGGGCCTGCGTGACCTGCAGGCGGGTGATCAGTGCCGCCGCGCCGACTGCCGCAGCGGCCACAACCAGGCCAGCCGCCACCACGGCCAGCCACGGCTGGGCGCGCTGCCACCAGCTGCGGTGCGTGCGGTAGAAGATCGGGCGCGGCTGGCGCCGTTTCGCGTCGGTCCAGAACAGCTTCATGCCGGCCTCCCGTGGAAGGCCAGGTAGTCCTCGCGCGCGGCGGCGATCGCCAGCCGCCGCGTGACGCGGTAGAAGCGCTGCAGGCGTCGCGCGCGACGCTTGATCCAACCGAGGCGGCTCATGCAACCTCCCGGCGGTTGGGGCAGGTCTTGCACGCCTGGTGCAGCGCCACCCGTTGCGGGTTCGTGAAGGCCAGAGGACGCTTCTGGAACTCCAGGCAGTGGTTGCGGCCCAAGGTGCCCATGACCGGGCACTGGACCGTCTGGGCCATGTAGAGGCCCCGGATGCGCTCGGCCATCGCGTTCGCGTCGCCGGTGTACTTGTCGTTCAGCAAGGCGCTGACGACGGCCGTGCTGACCTTCAGGGCGCCTGCGACCTTGGCCTGGGACTTGGCCCTGCGCACCGCCTCGGCCAGCGCATCCTTCACGTCCGGCGGCAGCAGCCGGGGCTCACGCTTCGAGGCCATCGCACACCTCCTGCGGCGTTTCCAGTTCGGCGAACTGCGCTGTGTTGCGGTCGAACACGCACTTGCGGCGCGTGATCGCCGGGGCGTGAGGCCCGGTGTTCTTCACCAGCTTGTAGCGGGCCGGCGTCCCGGGCTGCGCCTTGCGCAACTCGGCGAAGTAGCCGGCCCGGGCCAGGGCGTTCACATAGGACTTCGCGGCCTCGGGCTTGACCTCCAACCCGTTCAGGGACGCGGCCTTGGCGATGTCGCGATAGTCGAACCCCTTGGCCAGCACCTTCATGGCCCGCCACATGGCCAGCGTGCCAAGGCCCTGCGTGACCGGCTTGCCGTGCGACAGGCGCGGCGCTTCCAGCTGCGGCTTGACCAGGTCGTACTGGATCTCGTCCCGGACGACACCGCGCAGCGGCGCACCACCGCCGCTCTTGGCGATGTAGCCGGCCGCGACCAGCTCGGCCATGTAGTCCTTCACGGCGGTGAAGCTGACCATCGGATTGCAGGCGTCCTGGACGGACTTCGCGGTGAAGCCCTTTTTCAGGGCCATCACAGCCGTCCAGATCCGCTCGCGCGGGGTGCGCAGGCCACGCACCTCCACTTCAATGGGCGCGCGCGGCATGCTCGGCCTCCTGGCGTTCGCGCAGCGCCAATGCGGCGCTTTGCTGGACGTGGGCGGCGACCAGGTCGCCAAGGCGGAAGGCACCGGCCATTCCGTCGGGGCTGAGGAGCACAAGCTCGCCCGAGTTCAGGTCCAGCGTGACCTGGATGTTCAGGTACTGGCCGAGGGCTTCACCCCGGATGCGGCAGATGGTCACGCGCCCGGCGGGCGAGACCTCCAGCTGCTCGGCCGGGTAGACGAGCAGGGGCAGCTTCCCGTGCAGCGTGCTGATCATCGACGGGCACCCTTCGCGACGGCGCCGACCATGTCGGCGGTGACGGTGCTAGTGGCCTTGCGCTTGCACTCTTCGCGCAGGCGCTCCAGCTCGGTGGCCACGCGGCGGGCCACGCCCTGCGTGCGGGCGCGCAGCGCTTCGTGCGTGCCGGGCTCCCAGGTCAGGTGCGGCACGTAGTGCTGCGCCAGGAGCGCGACATCGTCCACGTCGCAGGGCAGCGCTTGCTGCCACACCAGGACGCGGTCGTGGAAGCGTTCGTGCCGGGACAGCAGCTTGTGCTGCAGGCGCTCCTCGCCGATCAGGAAGATCGGGGTCGCGCACTTGTCGTGGATGGCCCGGATGAAGTCGACCTGCTTGGTCTCGGCGATGTGGTCGAACTCATCGAAGACCAGCGGGCGCTGCATCAGGGTCACGCGCTCGCAGATCACCTCGAACATCTGCCCGACCGACCACTGGCTCTTCCAGCGGACGTCCAGTTCGGTCAGGAGCAACTGCGCCAGGCTCTTCATGGTTTCGAAGGGGCGCAGCTGTACGAACACCGCGTTGACGCCGAGCGGGTGGGCCATGTAGGACGCCGCCTGCGACTTGCCGAGCCCCGGCGCACCGGACAGGACCGCGATGCGGGGCATCTGCGGAGATGCCTGCTGGATCTGCTTCATCGCGGCCAGGGCCAAGCCCACGTTGGTGAGCTTCGCGACCCCCGTAGCGCCTGTTTCAGTTGCCTTTGCTGTCATAGACTTCCTTTGTTGATTCGTTCGTACCGATCGACACCTCTGGGCCCGCCTTGTGTTGCAGCACCTGGCGGGCCTTCCTCCTTCAGCCCGTGGCGATCGCCAGCGGGTCTGAACCGTTGTGCAGCTGGTCCATCGCCTTCCACTCGGCGCTGTCCTCGTAGCTGCTGAACCACTCCGCGTCGCGCTGCGACAGCTGCTCGCCGTCGGCCATGCGCGCCTTCATGCGCACCCAGGCGCTGTACCGTTGCTTCGCCGTGTCCAGGCGCACGACCGGCGCCTCCTCATCGAAGGCCTTGCGCGCGGCAGCGCGTGCGTCGTCCTGGGGCGTGGTGTCCCGTGCGGCGATCAGGGAGGCGACGGCGGGGGGCGTCTCGATCACGACGCGCGGCTGCAGCCGGGCGACGTTGGGCGCGCGCTCGACGGCCTCCTCCTGCCGATCGCGGTAGATGGAGTCGACCGCCGCCTGCACGACGCCACTGCGCCGGGCCTTCTGCATCGCCTGCTGGAAGGGCCTGATGCGCTCGCTCTCGATCGCGCGGGCGCGCGCGGCCAGCTCGGCCCGGTTGATGCCGAGCAGGGCGTGGTCGAGCGCCTTGCAGATGTAGGCGCCGTCCATCGAGAACACGTGCAGCGCGCCCAGGTCGGCTTCGTCCTGGCGGCAGCGCACCTGGTGCCCGATGGCAGCGGCCAGCTCCGGCGCGCGGAACCAGCGGTTTTCGAGGTGGATGCCCTGCTTGGTGACCGTGCGGACACCCGTGCCAGCAACGGGCATGAGCAGCAGGTCCAGTGCGCGCTCATCGATGCGCACCACGTGCGTGGTGTGACGGTCGGCCATCTCTGCCGGCGAGCAGCCAAGGCTGCTGTGCTCGCGGGCGTGGTACTCGGTCACCCAGCCGTCAATGACGGCCTGCAGCTGCTGCGGCGACATCCGCAGCTCCACCACCTCGCTCTTGCGGCCGAAGCGCTCGGCAAAGCTCTTGGCGGACTCGATGGCCTTGCGCTGCTCCACGCTGTGGCCGACGAAGCCGGCCAGCAGCGGGAACAGGTCGTGCAGCATCGTGCCCTGGCCACGCTCGATGTGGCCCTTCTGCTCCGGGCTGAACGGGGTACTGACCTTGTGCTCGATCTTGAGCGCCTGAAGGGCGAACTCGAAGTCGTGCGCGAGGTAGTCCTTGCCGTTGTCGGTCTTGATCGCCTCGGGCTTGCCCCAATCCAGGATGCAGGCGCGCACCAGGCTCTTGATCGCGTTGGCGCTGCTGGTGCGGCTGACCAGGAACTTCATCCGACGCGTGAACACGTCGATGCAGCTGATGATCGCGTGCCGGCGGATCTCGCCGGTCTCCGGGTCGAGCAGCATGGCGTCGGCCATCGTGGAGTCCAGCTCCCAGAGCTGGTTCGGGCCGGTGACGGTTTCGCCGATGCTGCCGAAGGAGGCGCGGAACTTGTTCTTGAACGCGTCCGGGTTCTTGAACCGCAGCAGCTCGACGCGGTGCGTTGCCTTGTACTCCCGCAGCCAACGCTTGATCGTTCCTTGCGGCGGAGGCTCCTTGCCGACCTGGGCCAGCTGAAAGCCCATGACCGTGTGCACCTGGCGCGCGGTGGGGTCGTGGATGCCCGCCAGGGCGGCGATGAAGGCCTCGTACAGGTCGGGATCGCGCGTCAGCGCGGTCTGGCCCTTGTCCTTGCGCGGCTTGCGCTCCAACAGGGCTTCAACGCCCTGCAGGCGCCAGGCGCGGTACCACTTGTCCAGCGTCTTGTCGGACAGCTTCGGGTACGCGGCCCGGGTGTTGGGGTGCGCCTCGATCTCGCCACGCTCCCACATGGCGCAGAACTCCACGATCGCGGGCCACACCGCGCCGCCGCGCAGGCGGTGATAGGTCTCGAACCGCTGGAACAGATCCAGGCGCGGATTGGTCGTCGGGTCGAAGGCGCCGCGCGCCTCCAGCTGCACGCCAAAGCGGGCCATCGCGTCTGCGCACGCCTTCACCGTCGCAGCACGCTCGGCCTCCCGGCCAGCCTGCAGTGCGTCAGCCGCCGGCTTGACCAGTCCGGCGACGGTGCTGGCCGCGCGCGCAGCCAGCGCCATTTGTGTCTCCCTTGGTAGGGCGGAGATGTGATATTCGAATCCACCGCCCCGGGAGCTGCGTTGACGTTTCGGGGCGCCGAGCCGCTCCAGGAGTTCGCGGCGACGGGGACGGCTGGCGGGCAGGCCCGGGAGGCCGTCCAGTTGGGGGATCGAGAGCCACTGCGTCATGCGCGGCTCTCCAGAGCGCGAACCCGGCCCCGGCGGGTGATCGAGACCTTGCGGGTCATCTGCTGCGCGCGATCGCGGGGAACGCGGTAGCGGCTTGGCCAGATCTGCTTGGCGTCCATGCCGAGCGCCTGGGCGACGATCAATTCCGCCGCGAGCCACGGCGAGGTCAGCACGCGCTGGAAATGTGAGTAACCGTGTGCGCGCGCTAACTCACGCAGCGACAGTCCTCTCTTTTCCAGTGCGGCCTTCACGTCCGCAGGGTGCCAATCCTGTGCGGCGACACCTTTTTGTGTGTTCATGGTCGTGATTATGGACACACAAATGTGTTCGGCGCAAGCTAGGGGGAAACCCTCTTTCTGTGCGCCGCAACACGCACGTGGCACTGTTCGCGCGAACAGTGGTGCCAAACGTGTTTCGCCGTGCTCTAATTGTGTTCATGGACACAAACCGTAGTGCGCCGGGGACAGGCGCGAGCACTACTGGCCAGCCAGCCGCCGCTCCAACCGAAGAGCGGCACCTTCTCTTTTGGCCGGCCGACTCGGGCGAGCCGCACCCGAAGCACTACCTGACGGCCGTGGCCGCGCCGGCCGGCGATCGCGAGGCGCACTTCGTGACCCTGGACGTCAAGCGGGAACAGGCAGCACGGGACGAGTTCGCCCTGGCGTTGGGTGCCAAGCTGCGGTCATTGCGAGGCGAGCGCAGCCGGGCCGAGGTTGCGGCCTACCTCGGTCGGCATCCGAACACCATCGCGAAGTTCGAGCGCGGCGACGCATTGCCCGACGCGTGGGAGCTGGAACGGCTCTGCCGCCTTTTCAACATCCGCATCGAGGAGCTGTACGACGTGCGCTCCGTGTTGCCGGAGGCGACGGACGACATCGCGAAGGAATTCGTCTTAATTCCGGAGTACGGCGTGCGGGCCAGCGCCGGCGTGGGCGCGTTCGTGGCATCGGAAGACGTGATCGGCCGCTTCGCCTTCCGTCGCGCCTGGCTGGAGTCGCGCAACATCCGGGCCGAGAGCCTAGCGGTGGTCAGCGCCGACGGCGACTCGATGGAGCCCACCGTGCGGGACGGCGACATTCTTCTGGTTGACACCTCCGTGCAGAGCGTGCGCGCCGACGGCATCTATCTGATCGAGCAGGCAGGCGAGCTGAGATGCAAGCGCCTGCAGGCGCTGGTAGGCGGCGGTGTGAAGATCCGCTCCGACAACCCGAAGTACGAGACCGAGATGGTGGAGCCGGAGCAGTCCGAGCTGCTGCGGGTCGTGGCGAAGGTTCTCTGGATAGGAGGCGAACGATGAACCGTGGGTTGCGCTTTTCGATCATTCTTCTGGCAGTGGGGGCAGTCGCCCCATTTACTGCCGCGGCAAATGACCTTGAGAACTGCCGTTACGCGAATGGACGGTCGATCGAGCCGCGCGTCTGCGACGTCCTGCGCAAGCATGCTCAGGAGCGAGCCGCGGCGGAGGCGAGGACCCAGGCACAGCTCGCAGCCGCCCGGCAACGAGAGGAAGAGCGAAAGGCGGCCGACGCTGAACGCAAAGCTGCTTGGCAAGAGGAACTGCGCGTCCGGCGGGAGCGTGAGGAAGCTGAGCGGCAAGCCCGCCAGGAGCAACTGGACCGCGAGGCGGAGGCTGAGCGCCGCGCTGAGGCGAAAGCCGCGAAGGTCGCTGCGGACAAGGAGGCTGCCCGCAAGGCGTCATGCGGGGCCGACTACAGGAACATCCGCGTCGGCATGGCCATAACTAGGGCGCAGGAGTGCGTCGCCAACTTCAAGCTCACAGGGCAGATCAATCGCGCCGACGGCGTCGTGTCCACGTACCAGGCTGGCAGGATGTATGCCCACGTGATGGCTGGCAAGATCGTCGCCTGGGGCCAGTAGCCCCGCTTCACCACATAGCCCGGTAAAGCGCTTTACTCGTCGGGCTCGCGCGCGCGCGGCACTCTGCCGCGATGCCGACCGATGAGCGCCTCACCAGGCATTTCTTCCTTTCGCAGCTGACCGTCAGCCCCCTCATGGGGCAGGCGGGGCTGCGCAATCAGCCGCTCGGCCAGCAGATCGAGAACCTGCGCCGCCTGGCGCAGACGCTGGAGGTGGTCCGCGCCCACCTGGACGGCGCCACCATCTGCGTGCTGCGGGCCTTCAGGGTCCGGCCGCACCACCTTCCCGTCGGCTCCGTGGATGACGCCGCTGGCGAAGGCCGCTCCGCCGAGTTCATCGCCCCCGAGTTCGGTTCGCCACGCGAGATCTGTGCGCACCTGGTAGCGCACGGCGTGGCCTTCGATCGCCTGGTGAATGCGGGCGATTGGGTCCAGCTGGACATCCCGCCGGTCGGCCGCTCTCCGCGCCGCCAGGTGCAGACCGGCTGCTTCGAGTTCGCCGCCCCCATGCGCTACATGGAGGGTCTGTTGTGAGCCCCCGTTCGGTTTGGTCGGCCCTGGCCCGGCGCGTCAGCGAGGTGATAGCCGCCTGCGCGCCGGGTCAGGTGCTGCGCCTGCGCCGCCAGCTCGGTGAGGCGACGATCGGCATGCGCGTGACGATCGCTGCGCTGGCGATCTCCGGCCTCGGCCTGGTCGGCATCCTCACACGCGAGGGCTACAGCTCGGTGGCCTATCCCGACCCGGCCAAGGGCGCGGCGGTGGCGACGATCGGCTTCGGCTCCACCGAAGGCGTCAAGTTGGGCGACAAGACCGATCCGGTCTCGGCCGTGAATCGCGCGCTGCGCGAGGTGCAGGCAAAGGAGAGCGCCATCAAGCGCTGCGCGCCGGACCTGAAGCTCACGCAGTACGAGTACGACGCGTACATCGAGCTGGCCCACAACATCGGCGAAGGCGCTTTCTGCCGCTCCAGCATCGTCAGGGCCGCCCGCGCAGGCGACTACGCGCGCGCGTGCGACCACATCCTGGACTGGAAGTACGTCACGGTGCAAGGGCCGCTCGGCCCGACTTCGATCGACTGCTCCAAGCCGAACAAGGTCTGCAGCGGCCTATGGAAGGACCGCCTGCGCCTGCACGCCAAGTGCAAGGGGACCGCGTAATGAGGCGGCTGGCTGCGCAGGCGCTCGTCGTCCTGGTCGTCGCTATCTGGGCTGCGGCGATGGGCCACCGCGTGGGCGTGAAGAACACCGAGAACGCCTGGCAGGCCAAGGAAGGCAAGCGCCTGCAGGCCGAGGCCGAAGCCCGCGAGGCCGAGATCCGCCGTGGCGAGAAGGCCAGCGGCGCGCTGCAGGCCGAGCTGCTGGCCAGGCAGATCACCAACGACCAACTCACGAAGGCCTTCAATGACTACAAGCGCCGCCACGCACTCGTCGTCTCGCGCTGCCCGGTGGGGCGCCCTCCAGCTCCCCCGCCGGCCGCGCAGCCCGGCACGCCCGAAGTACTCCTCGTGCCGGTTCCTGCTCGCGACGATCCTTCTCTCACTCATGGGGCTGTCTGGATGTGGAACTCGGCCCTCGCCGGCCGGGACGTCCCTTCGGGTGCCTGCGGACTTGCTGACACCTCCGAGGCCGCCTGTGCTGCTGACGCCGGGGTCACCGTCGAGGACGCCTGGGACAACCACGCCCTCAACGCCCGCATCTGCGCCGAGAACTTCCTCCGGCATCAGCGCCTGATCGACTTCATCAACAAGAAGGGCGCAGAGGTGCCCGTGCAGAACATCAAGGGAGCGCCGTGAGCACCGAACCCGCCGTCAACTGGCCCCTCGTCTACATCTCGTTGTTCATCCTGCAGTGGCTCTTCAACGCCGGCATCGCGGCGTGGCTGTACCTGCGCAAGGCCGACGGCGGCAACGAGAAGGCCGTCAAGGAAGTCGCGGAGCGCCTGGCGTCGTTCATCGACGCCAGCGCCAAGGCCAACGAGCAGCAGAACGTGCGTCTCACGCGGCTTGAAACCGCGATGAAGCACATGCCGACCGACGAGGAGATCGGCCAGATCCGCTCCGACGTGGCTACCACCAAGGCCCAGGTCGAGGCACTGAGCGAAGGCATGCGCCGCGTCGAACGCCAGACCAACCTGATCCACGAACACCTCCTGCGCCGCGTATGAGCAGTTTCCAGCAGACCCTCACCGAAGACCGCCGCCTGTCGCTGTTGCTGGTGCTGGCGGAGACGCCCGGCTACAGCGCCAACGCCTTCCTCCTGCGCGACGCGATCGCCGCCATCTACGGCCACAACGCCAGCATCGACCAGGTCAAGACCGACCTGGCCTGGCTGGCCGAGCAAGGGCTGGCCGCGGCGCAGACGCGCGGCGACGTCGCGATCGCCACCCTGACCAGCCGGGGCGCCGACGTGGCGGCCGGACGCGCGCACGTGCCGGGCGTCAAGCGCCCCATGCCCTGAGAGGCTCGCATGGCCGAGAAGACGCTCCGCAAGCGAAAGCCCTCGCGCCCCAGCTCGATCACCCAGCTGGACCCCAAGATCAAGGAAGCGGTGGACACCGCGATCCGCGAGGGGCGGCTCACGATCGACGGCATCGTGCAGCTGATCGAGCAGCATGGCGCCGAGGCCTCGCGCTCGGCCGTCGGCCGCTACGTGAAGAACGCGAAGGAACGGATGGAGGACTACCGCCAGGCCACGCAGATGGCGGCGGTGTGGGTCGACAAGCTCGGGAAGGAGCCCGAGGGCGATGTCGGCCGCATGGTGCTGGAGATGCTGCGCCTGGTGGCCTTCAAGAGCATCGGCGACATCGAGCAGGCCAGCCCCGAGGACCTGATGTTCCTGGGCAAGGCGATGAAGGACATCGCCGGCGCCGACAAGCTGATCGTGGACCGCGAGCTGGCCGTGCGCAAGCTGATTGCCGCGCGCGCTGAGAAGGTGGCCAGCGAGGTGGCGCAGACCGCCAAGAAGGCAGGCCTGTCCGACGAGACCGTCGACCTGATCAAGAAGAAGATCCTGGGCGTCGCCGATGCGAAGCCGAAGGCGGCTGCATGAGCACGCACATTCTCATGCGACGCGCCCGAATCGCATCGAAGGCTGCATTCAGCTTCGGCGTGATCCTGCCGGTGGCCTATGTGCTGAACCTGGTCGGCGCCGTGTGGTGTGCCCTACTGCTGCAAGACTGGGACCGCTCCGAACTGCTTTTCGAGGCAATCGAGTTCGACCTGCAGGCGTTGGTCGCTGCATGGAAGGCGTGCAGATGACCGAGATCATCACGCCGGAAATGCGCCGTCTCGGCGAGGAGGCCGACTACCAGTTCGAGCAGCGCAAGCCGATTGCCGACGACGACGGGAACGTGCTGCTGCCCTACCAGCAGCGCTGGCTTGCCGACACCAGCAAGGTCAAGGCGTGCGAGAAGAGCCGGCGAATCGGCCTGTCCTGGGCGGAGGCCTGCGACGCCGTGCTGTGCGCCGCCGCGACCAGCGGCATGGACGTCTGGTACATCGGCTACGTCAAGGACATGGCCATCGAGTTCATCCTCGATTGCGCGCAGTGGGCCGAGCACTTCCAGTCGGTGGCCGAGGCGATCGAGATCTCCGAGGACGTCTTCATCGACGGCGAGGAGAAGAAGTCGGTCTTCGCCTTCTCGATCAAGTTCGCCAGCGGCAACCGGATCACGGCCCTCAGCTCCAAGCCGCGCAACCTGCGGGGCAAGCAGGGGCGCGTGATCCTGGACGAGGCCGCCTTCCACGAGAACCAGGCCGAGATCCTGAAGGCCGCGATGGCCTTGCTGATCTGGGGCGGCGATCTTCGCATCATCAGCACGCACGACGGCGACGACAACCCGTTCAACCTGCTGTTGAAAGACGTTCGCGCGGGGCGCTATCCGTACAGCGTTCATCGGATCACGTTCGAGGACGCCCTCTACGAAGGCCTGTACCGCCGCATCTGCCTGCGCACCGGCCAGCAGTGGTCGGCAGAGGCGCAAGCCAAGTGGGCCGCCGAGATCCGCGCCTTCTACGGCGACGATGCAGAGGAGGAGCTGGACTGCGTGCCCAAGCACGGCACTGGCGCCTTCCTCACCCGCGAGCTGATCGAGCGGTGCATGCGCCAGGGCCTGCCGGTGCTGCGCGACCAGCGCAAGCCGGAGTTCACCTTCGCGCCCGAGCGCACCCGGAAGCTCGAGATCCTGGACTGGTGCGAGGAGCACCTGAAACCGCTGCTGCTGCAGCTGCGCGACCTGCAGAACGTCACCAGCTACGTCGGCGGCGACTTCGCCCGCACGGGCGACCTGTCCGCCTTCCTGCCCCTCATCCAGTTCCGCGACCTGCGCCGCCGTGTGCCCTTCGTGATCGAGTTGCGCGGCATGCCCTTCCAGCAGCAGCTGCAGATCCTGTGGTACGTGATTGACGGCCTGCCGCGTTTCAGCGGCGCCGCGCTGGACGCGCGAGGCCTGGGCATGCAGATGGCGGAGCAGACCGCCCAGCGGTACGGCCAGACGCGAATCCTGATGGTCCAGGCCACCCAGCCCTGGTACCTGGAGCACCTGCCGCCCTACAAGGCCGCGTTCGAGGACCGGCTCATCGAGCTACCGATGGACGCGGACATCCTGGCCGACCACCGCGTGCCGCGCGTGATCAAGGGCGTGCCGCAGATTCCCGAGCTTCGCCAGGCAGACGCCCAGAAGAGGAAGCGGCACGGCGACACGTTCATCGCCGGCGCCCTGGCCTGGTACGCCAGCCGCGAGCTGCACGGCACCACGGAGTTCGGCTACGAGCCAGCGCCCTCGCGTGCGAGCCGCTGGGATGGGCCCATCCGCGACGACGACAGCGACCTGCGAGTCGGACAGGCCGGCGCCTGGTGAGGGTACGCGTGTGCTGCAGCTGCTCACCCTCATTGCCGTTCTGTCCTTCGTCGGCCTCCTGGCAGGCGTCTCCCCTGCGTGCGGCTGGGTCGCCCTGGTATGCACCGGCGCCGGCCTTCTCCTGGACTACCTACAGCCATGACCACCATCCTTGATCACCGGGGCCTCCCCATCCAGCGCGAGCAGCTGCGCGAGCCGCAGACCGCCCGCCTCGGGCAGCTGCGCTCCGAATGGGAGAACCACCCCAGCCGGGGCCTCACGCCCGCCAAGCTCGCGAAGATCCTGCAGTCCGCCGAGCAGGGCGACCTGATCGCGCAGCATGAGCTGTACCAGGACATCGAAGAGAAGGACGGCCACATCTTCTCGGTCATGCAGACGCGGCGCCTGGCGCTGCAGGGGCTGGAATGGGACGTGGTGCCGCCTGAGGACGCCACCGCCGCCGAGAAGGAGCTGGCCGCGTTCGTCAAGGGCGTGCTGGCCGGCATGCAGGACTTCGAGGACGTGCTGTTCGACATGACGGACGGCATCGGCCACGGGTTCTCCGCGCTGGAGCTGGAGTGGGGAACCGACGGCGGACTGAAGGTGCCCGTGCGCGCCACGCACCGTCCGCAGTCGTGGTTCACGACCCCGGTGTCCAACCCGGATCTCGATCGCAACGAGCTGCGGCTGCGGGACGGCAGCGCCGACGGCGCGCAGCTGTGGCCGTTCGGCTGGATCTTGCACCGGCACCGCTCGCGCAGCGGCTACGTGGCGCGCTCGGGCCTGTACCGCATGCTGGTGTGGCCGTTCATCTTCAAGAACTACGCCGTGCGCGACCTGGCCGAGTTCCTGGAGATCTATGGCCTGCCGCTGCGGCTCGGCACCTACCCGCCCTCGGCCAGCAAGGAAGACAAGGCGACGCTGCTGCGCGCCGTGGTGGGCATCGGCCACGACGCGGCCGCGATCATTCCCGAGGGGATGCTGATCGACTTCAAGGAAGCGGCGAAGGGCGATGACAAGGCGTTCAACGCGATGATCACCCACATGGAGCGCATCCAGTCCAAGGTGGTCTTGGGCGGGACGCTCACCAGCGGCGAAGGCGAGCACGGGACGCAGGCGCTGGGAGAGATCCACAACAAGCTCCGGCACGACATCCGGGACTCGGACGCCAGGCAGGTTGCCGGCACGCTCACGCGCGACCTGGTCTTCCCCATCCTGGCGCTGAACAAGGGGCTGGCCAGCCTGTCCCGGTGCCCGCGGTTCCAGTTCGACACGCAGGAGCCCGAGGACGTCAAGCTCTACGCCGAGTCCATCCCGAAGCTGGTGGACATGGGCATGCGCATCCCGCGCAGCTGGGCGCACGCGAAGCTGAAGATCCCGGAGGCCACGGCCGAGGACAAGGACGTCCTGGTCGCCAAGCCGGCCGGCCGGGAGCCGGCGCCAGCCGATGACACGCCGCCTCGCCGCACGCCGCCTGGCAAGGCCAACCTCAAGGCCGACCCTGCCGGTGCAGCAGGCGAGCCGGACGAGCTGGACGTCCTGACCGAAGACATGCTGGCCGAGTGGCAGGAGGGCATGGGCGAGCTGGTGGCGCCTGTCCAGGAGGCGCTGGAGGCGGCGACCAGCTTCGAGGACTTCCAGCGCGCGCTGGAGGCCGGGCTGGCCAGGGTGTCGCCCGACAAGCTGGTGGACCTGCTGGCGCGGGGCAGCTTCGCCGCGCGGATCTGGGGCCGGCTGAACGCCGCCAGGAAGCCGGCTGCTGAAAAATGAGGCAGGAAACCGCCCGCCAGCCCGCGCCGTTGCTGGGTTTCGCCCGGCAAGGCCCGAAATCGGGCCGTAGGCGCGTTTTCGGGCCGGGATGCCCCATCGGTACTGCCGCAGAGCTGATCGCGGCTGTTGAAGGGGTGTTTAACGGCTCAGCTGGCCTGCCAAGGCTCAGCCGTTGCCCCGGTTTGGTGCCCGCCGATGCCTGAAATCCGGCTCCAACCCCTCCCGCCGGCCGAGGCGATCGCCTTTTTCCGCCAGAAGGGCTACCGGATCGGCTTCGATTATCGGGACGTCTGGCAGCAGGAGCACCAGGCCGCGTTCACGGTCGCCAAGATCATGCAGCTGGACGTCCTGCAGGACATCCGGGAGGCGGTCGACCAGGCGCTGGCCGAGGGCGTGGCGTTCAGCACCTTCAAGAAGGAGCTGATGCCGAAGCTCGCGGCCAAGGGCTGGTGGGGCAAGAAGGAAGTCACCGACCCCGACACGGGCGAGATCGTCCAGGTCGAGGTCGGCCCGCGCCGTCTGAAGCGGGTCTTCGACAAGAACCTGGCCACCGCCTACAGCGAGGGCCAGTGGGAGCGCATCCAGGCGGGCAAGCGGCTGTTCCCGTTCCTGGAATACGTGCGGTCCTCGGCCGCGCACCCTCGACCGAGCCACCTGGCCTACGCCGGCCTGGTGCTGCCGGCCGACGACCCCTTCTGGCAGCGGCACATGCCAGTCAAGGAATGGGGCTGCAAGTGCACGGTCATCCAGCACACCGAACGCACGCTGCAGCGAGAGGGCCTGACCGTCGGCAAGGCTCCGACAGAGGTGTACCGCGAGTACGTCAACCCGCGCAGCGGCGAGATCTCGCAAGTGCCCGAGGGCGTCGACCCCGCCTTCAACTATCCGCCCGGCGGACGTCGCGCGCACCTGCAGCAGCTGCTGGACGAAAAGCAACGCGCTGCGGACCTGTAAGCCGGTAAAGCGCTTTACTGGTTCGAGCCCCGGGCGCGCGGGACGATGGGCGCTCGATGAAACGCAACGCCATCGCTCTGCTCACTGCGGCCCTGTCGCTGCAGGCCTCTGCCGTCGTGCAGCTGCTGCCTGCAGGCGAGTTCAAAGGCCGCGATGGTCGTCCTGGGAAGGATCTCACATGGAAGCTGCCTGACGACAAGGGGCGCGCGTTGGCCGCCCGCCTGAACGAGCGCCACTCCACGGTGCGCTTCAACTTCGACTACGAGCACCAGGCGATGCTGTCCGAGGAAAACGGCCAGCCTGCGCCTGCCTCGGCGTGGGCCACCAAGTTCGAGTGGCGCGACGGCCAAGGCCTGTTCGCCACCGACGTGCAGTGGACCGACCGCGCGCGTCAGATGATCGAGGCGGGCGAGTACGCCTACCTCAGCCCGGTCATCTCCTACGACAAGCGCACTGGCGAAGTCACCGGCGTGATCAACGCCGCGCTGACCAACATCCCCGCTCTGGACATCAGCCCCGTGGCGCAGGAGCGCCTGGCGCGCATGTCCGCCCTTTTCCCCACCGACCCGGAGATCGACTCGATGAATCCGATTTTGAAGGCGCTGCTGGAAGGCCTCGGCCTGCCGGCGACCGAAGCGACGACCGAGGCGCAAGCCACGGCCGCCCTCAACGCCCTGAAGACCGCCAAGTCCGACCTGACCACCCTGCTCAAGAGCCTGGGTGTGGCCGAGACCACCGACGTGGCCACCGCCACCACGGCGATCGCCACGCTGCGCAGCAAGGCGCAGGCGACTGGCGAGCCCGACCCCACCAAGTGGGTCAGCCTGGAGAAGTTCAACCAGCTGAACGCCGAGGTGGTCGCGCTCAAGGCCAAGGACACCGATCGCGAGGTGAACGAGCTGATCGAGAAGGCCACGGCCGAAGGCAAGTGCACCCCGGTGGTTGCCGAGGTGTGGCGCAACGTCGGCAAGGCCGACATCGCGCAGCTGCGCGCCCTGATCGACAAGACGCCCGCCAATCCGGCGCTGGCCGGCAAGACCCAGACCAACGGCAAGCCGCCGGCCAAGGACGGCGAGACGCAGCTGTCCAGCGAGGAGCTGGCCGTCTGCAAGGCGACCGGCATCGACCCGAAGGACTTCGCTGCCACCAAGGCCGAAGTCGCTGCGGCCTGACCCTCAACTCCAGGAGAACACATGCCTGCTCTCACCGCAGAACGTGACACCAAGCGCCGGGCCGGCGACCAGATGTCGCTGCCCGTCGCCGCTGCGACCAAGCTCTTCGCCGGCTCCATCGTGGCCGTCAGCGCCGCCACCGGCTTCGCCACCAAGGGCGCCGTCGCAGCCAACCTGGTCGCCGTGGGCGTCGCCCGCGAGACGGTCGACAACTCCGCTGGCGCCGCTGGCGACAAGCAGGTGCCCGTCGACCGCGAAGGCTGGTTCAAGTTCGCCAACAGCGCCGCGGCCGACGCGATCGCGCGCGACGACATCGGCAAGGACTGCTACATGGTCGACGACCAGACGGTGGCCCTGACCGACGGCGGCGCCACGCGCAGCAAGGCCGGAAAGATCCGTGACGTCGACGCCGACGGCGGCGTCTGGATCGAGTTCGTCTGACCCCCAACCCGGAGACCACATGAAACGCTCTCTCTACTCCCTCATCGCCCTGGCGGTCTTCGCCCTGGGCACGCTCGCCGTCTTCGTCGCCGGAATGGGTCAGCACGCCGCCGACCCGATCGTGGCCGGGCTGATGCCGCAGCACCTGCCGGTGGACGGCCTGTCCTGGCTCGGCTTCGGCGGCCTGGTCATCAGCTCCGCGAACCTGAAGACCATCCAGACCGCGTTCAACGCCGCTTTCAAGAAGGGCCTGGGCACCGCCAAGCCGCTCTGGCAGGAGGTCGCACTGCTGGTGCCGTCGACCACCTCGGAGGAGGAGTACGGCTGGCTGGGCATGACCACCGCGTTCCGCGAGTGGCTCGGTGACCGCGTCATCCAGAACCTGAAGACGCACGGCTACACGATCAAGAACAAGACGTTCGAGAACACCGTGAGCGTGCCGCGCGAGAAGATCGAGGACGACCAGTACGGCATCTTCTCTCCGCTGTTCGAGCAGCTCGGTCAGGACGCCGCACTGCACCCGGACAGCCTGGTCTTCAGCGCCCTCCTGAACGGCCACCAGCAGCTGTGCTACGACGGCCAGTACTTCTTCGACACCGACCACCCGGTCGGCACCGAGGTGGTGGCCAGCGTCAGCAACGACATGGGCGGCGCGGGCAACGCCTGGTTCCTGCTGGACACCAGCAAGGTGATCAAGCCGGTCATCTTCCAGAAGCGCCGCGACTACAACTTCGTGGCCAAGACCGCGCTGACCGATGACAACGTGTTCTTCCAGAACGAGTTCGTCTGGGGCAGCGACGCCCGCGTCAACGTGGGCTACGGCCTGTGGCAGCTGGCGGTGCGCAGCCGCCAGGTGCTGGACGCCACGAACTACGGCCTGGCCTTCGCGCAGATGGTCGGCTTCAAGTCCGACGCCGGCCAGCCGCTGAACGTCAAGCCCACGGTCCTCCTGGTCGGCCCCAGCAACTGGGACGCCGCTCTGAAGATCGTCCAGGCCGAGACGCTGGCCAACGGCGCGACGAACGTCTACCGCAACACCACGAAGGTGGTGCTGTGCCCCTGGCTCGCCTGATCACTGAGAAGGAGCAATGCACATGGCGACGAACGACAAGAAGCCGGGCGGTCCGGCCGGCAAGGGCCTCAAGGTGGTGCCGAAGCGCGAGGGCTGGCGCCGCGCCGGCTACGCCTTCACCGGCGAGGGCCGTGTCATCCCCTACGAGGAGCTGACCACCGGCCAGGTGGAGCAGCTCAAGGGCGACTCCCAGCTGGTGGTCACCGAGGTGGATCTGCCGAAGGCCGAGGCCGACAAGGCCACCGGCAACGGCGGCAACGCCCGGAAGTAAGCCGAGCAGCAGCACGGACCTTCACTGAAGCCGCCCGCCCCGTGTGGGCGGCTTTGTTGAAAGCCCCTCGATGCCCTACGCCACCGCCACCGACCTGATCACGCGCTTCGGCGCGAAGGAGATCGCGCAGCGCGCCGATCGCGGCGTGCCGCGCCGCGTCAACGAGCAGCTGATGAAGGACGCAGCGGCGGGCAACAGCCTGGACGCCTACTCCGCCCAGGAGCAGGCCGCAGCCGCCGACGCAATGGTGGTGGTCAACCGCGCCCTGGCCGACTCTAACGACACGATCGACGCCCACATCAGCGCCCGCTACCAGCTGCCGATCGTGCCGGTGCCGGCCATCCTTGGCCGGATCGCCTGCAACCTGGCGCGCCGCTACCTGTACGACGACCAGGTCACCGATGCGATCAAGGCCGCCCATGACGAGGACATGAAGCTACTGCAGGCGGTTCGAGACGGCAAGGCCTCGCTCGGGACCGATCCGGTCAGCAACCAGGCGCCGCCCAGCACGGCCGGTGCCGAGCTGGTCAGCGGCGACCGGATCTGGAGCCGGGGCAACTCGGGAGGGTTCCTGTGACGGCGTCCCTGGAGATGAACGTCCGCGACTCCGGCGCGCAGGCGGCGCTGCGTCGCCTGCAGGCCCTCGGCCGTTCGCCCCGTGCACTGTTCGGTGCGATCGCCGCCTACGGCGAGAGCAGCACCCGCGCCAGGTTCAAGAACCAGGTGGGCCCGGACGGCAAGAAGTGGACGCCCAGCAAGCGCGTCAAGCAGGGCAAGGGCACGATGACCCTGGTGCACACCGCGCGCCTGCTGCGCAGCATCGCGCACCGCCACGACTCGAACTCGGCCGAGTGGGGCACGAACGTGGTCTACGCCGGCATCCACAACTTCGGCGGCGAGATCAAGCGCGCCGCCTTCTCGTCCTGGCTGCGCCTGCGCACCAACGCGAGCGGCCGGCTCCTGCGCCAGCGTGACCATGAGCGCCTGGCGGTGTTCGCCAAGGCCACGCACAAGCGCGCGGTGACCCGCCGCTACACCGTCGACGCGCACACGATCAAGATGCCGGCCCGCCCCTTCCTGGGGATCAACGAGGCCGACCAGCGCGAGATCGGCGCTCTCAGCGGCCTGGTGGTGGACGAAGCGGCCAAGGGCCGGGGAGGCCTCTGATGCTGGCCCTGCACGGCAACGCCCTGCTGCAGACCACGCGCGATCACCGCCTGATCAAGGACAAGGTGCGCGAGGTCGGCCCGCTGCCGCAGCTCGACCTGGAGGAGCTGCTCAAGCGCTACGCGGCCGACGCGCCGGCCCTGTACTGGCTGCCCGGGACGCTGCGCGTCCAGGACGACGCCGCCGTGATGACGTTCACCCTCGCTGGAGTCGTGCGCAACGTGGGCGGCCATGAAAAGGCCTTTGCTGGGGACGGCCTGGACCTTGGCGCGGACCACCTCCTGCAGATGGCCGTGCGTGCGATCCACGGCAAGCAGATCGGATCGGCCACCTGGAACCTGGTGCGTGCCGAAATGGAGGACGACCCGATCTTTGACGCGACCGGGATCGCCGCGATCTCCATGACGTTCGAGAGCACGCCGGTCGCGCTAGATGCCGATTGGGACTTGGACGAGCTGGCCGACTTCAAGACCTTCCACGCCGACGTCGATCTGAAACCGATGGCCGGTGAGGCCGAGTACCAGAGCTGGCTGCAGGAGCCGCCCAGCTACGCCCAAAGCCGTCCGGACCTGCAGCTGGACGCCACCCTCCAAGGAGCTTCCTGATGAACCGAATGTTTGTGAGGCCCGCCCTCGACCGCAACGCCACGCAGGAGGCCGGCCAGCCCGAGCCCCGGCTGAAGGTGCGCAAGCCAATCGGCAAGCACCTGGCGGATGCCGGCGAGTGGGTGGACCGCGACAGCTACTGGCTGCGCCGCCTGGCCGACGGCGACGTGGAAGAAGCCACCCCGCCGGCCGAGCCGAGCGCCAGCACCTCCGCCGAAGGCGGTCGCGCCAAGCGCAGCTAATCCCGTTTTCGCCTGGAGCCTCCGATGCCCGACAACATCACGTTCAACACGATCCCGATCGACATCCGCACCGCCGGCCAGTACGTCGAGATCGACCACACCAAGGCGCTGCGCGGCCTGCCGAACATGAACCGGCGCATGCTGTTCATCGGCAACAAGCTCGCCGCCGGCAACGCGGTTGCCGGGCAGCTGTACCGCATCAACTCCGCCGCCGAGGCGGCCGGCCTGTTCGGCCGCGGCTCCGTGCTGCACGAAATGCTCACGGCGGCGCGTGCGGCCAACAAGGAAACCGACATGTGGGCCATCGGCCTGGCGGATAACCCCGCCGGCACCCAGGCGACCCACACGATCACCGTGACCGGCGCGGCCACCGCTGCGGGCACGATCTCGCTGTACGTGAACGGCAACCTCCTGAGCGTCGGCGTGGCCAACGGCGACGCGGTGGCCACAATGGCCACCAACATCGCCGCCGCGATCACGGCCTGGCAGGACAGCCCGTTCACGGCTGCGGCCGCCGCAGGCGTTGTGACCCTCACCGCCAAGCACAAGGGCACCTTCGGCAGCGACGCGGACATCCGCGTGTGCTACCAGCCCGACGAGAAGCTGCCCGCCGGCGTCAACATCGCGATCGCCTCCGGTGTCGCGGGCGCCGGTAACCCCGACGTGGCGACGGCCCTGGCGTCGATCGCACAGGAGGCCTTCTACACGATCGTGATGCCGTGGAACGACGCCACGAACATCGGGAAGGTCGAGACCGAGCTTGCCGCGCGCTGGAACGGCATGGACATGCGCACGGGGCACCTGTTCGTCGGTTACCAAGGCACCCACAGCGCGCTCACCACGTTCGGCGCGGCCCGCAACAGCCCGCACAGCACGATCGTCGGCTGCCGGAAGACGCCTCATCCCTGCTACGTGGTGGCCTCGGTGTTCGCCGCCGTGGCCGAGTTCAGCGGCGCGATCGATCCTGCCCGGCCGCTGCAGACTCTGGCGCTCCCTGGCCTGCTGGCTCCGGCGCAGGCGGACCGCTTCACGCGGCAGGAGCGCGAACTGCTCCTGCGCGACGGCATCAGCACGTTCACGGTCGACCAGGGCGGAAACCTGCTGATCGAGCGGGTGATCACGACCTACCAGACGAACGCCTACGGCATCGAGGACGTGAGCCTGCTGGACCTGGAGACGAAGTGGACCGCCGACTACATGCGGTTCGCCTTCCGCGCGCGCATCGCGCTGCGCTTCCCCCGCCACAAACTGGCGGACGACGGCACGAACTTCGCGCCCGGCCAGGCGATCGCCACGCCGCGAATGATCCGTGGCGAGCTGCTGGACGTCGCTCGCCAGCTGGAGCTGGCCGGCATCCTGGAAGGGTTCGAGCAGTTCAAGCAGGACCTGATCGTCGTTCGCAGCATGAGCGACGTGAACCGCGTGAACGCGATCCTGCCGGCCAACGTGGTCAACCAGTTCCGCGTGTTCGCGGCCAGCGTGCAGTTCATCCTGTAACCGCGATCACCCGAAGGAGAAACCATGCAGCTCACCGGAAAAGCCTTCATCTCCATCAACGGCCGGCGCATCCGCAGCAAGGAAGGCGCGAGCCTGTCCATCGGCGGTGCGAACCGCGAGGCGTCCGTCAGCGATGCCGGCGTCGACGGCTTCGTGGAGAGCACCGCCGTGCCGCGCGTCGAGTGCAAGGTCCAGCACAACGCCGACATGGCGCTGAAGGACTTCCAGGACTTCAAGGACGGCACGCTCGTCTTCGAGACCGACACCGGCAAGGTCTTCACGCTCACGGGCGCCTGGTGCGCCACGCCGCCCCGCATGGCCAAGGGCGAGGTGGACCTGGTGTTCGAGGCCCAGGAGTGCCTGGAGGGCTGATCCGCCCTCGACTCCACCGCGCGAGCCACCAGCTGGTGGCTCGCTCTTCTTGGAACCACTGTTGAAACCCTTTTACCGGAGCACACGCAATGCCCGACACCATCGTCAAGCCGCTTCCCCAGCCCTGGACCGTCGGCGGCAAGGTCGCCACCGACATTGAGATGCGCCCGCCCCTGCTGGGCGATCTGATCGAAGCCGAGAAGGAGGCGCACCCCGGCATGAATCCCCACGGCTTCAACGCGGCGCTGGCCGCGATCACCACGGTGCGTGCCGGCGACTTCACCGGCCCGTTCACGTCCGCGCAGTTCAAGGCCATGCGGACGAAGAACTGGAACGCCGTGCGGGCCGTGATGGAGGAGGCCGACAAGCTGGGGGAAGACTCGCAGCCCAGCCCTGGGCAGACGAGCTGAGGCTGCAGGTGGCCTTGATCGCACGGCAGACCGGATGGAGCCGAGCCGAGATCCTCGGGCTGCCGATGGCTGAGTTCAAGGCCTACACCAAGCTGTTCATCGACCTCGCAAGCAAGACCCCTCCGCAGTGAACGCCACCTACCGCTTCGGTGTCTACCTCTTCGGCGATGCCTCCGGCCTGGCCAAAGCCGCCAAGGACGGTGAGGACGCGCTGAAGCGGATGGGCACGCGCAGCCTGGCCGAATACCAGAAGATGGCCAAGGCTCGCGAGACGCTGGGCGTGCGTTCCGAGCGCGAGCTGCAGCGCGAGATCCAGAGGACCGAGGCGGCGTACAACCGCCTCGCCCGCACCGGCACCCTCAGCTGGCGCGAACAGTGGCGGGCCGCGCAGAAGATGCGCGAGGAGGTGACCAGGCTCACCAACGAGATGGGTCGCCTCACCGCGCGCCAGAAGGCCGTGCTCGGCCTCAAGGGCGTGGCGGCGCTCGGCGCAGGCGCCGGTGTCGCCACCGCGATCGCCGCGCCGCGCGTGCAGCAGACGCTCGATTACGACATGCGGATCGCCCATCTGGCGAACACCGCGTTCAACGACAAGGCCGTCGGCGATCGGCGCGCGGGACTGCGCGAGATCAACGCCATGATCGTGGATGCCGTGCGCACCGGCGGCGGCACTCGCGACAGCGCGGTCACGGCGGCCGAGGCGCTGTTCGGCGCCGGCATCTTCAAGCCGGGCGAGATCCGCACCATCCTGCGTGAAGCCGTCAAGGCAGGCACAGCCACGAACACGGAGTCGTCCGCCTTCGCCCAGATGGCGATCACCGCCAACCAGACGATGGGCATTCAGCCTGGTCGGATGGGCGCGCTGTTCAGCATGGGCACGTTCGCTGGCCAGCAGGGCGGCTTCGAGATCAAGGACATGGCGAAGTGGCTGCCCCAGCAGATGGCGGCAGCCAAGGCCGTGGGCATGGCTGGCGAGACGGGCTTCGCGAAACTCGCCGCGCTGAACCAGGCGGCGATCGTCACGGCCGGCACCCGCGACGAGGCCGGGAACAACGTCGTGAACCTGCTGGCCAAGATCGGCTCGCTGGACACCGTGCGGGACTTCCGCAAGCAGGGGGTCGACCTGCCGAAGCAGCTGGCAGAGGGCCGCATGCGCGGGCTCGACGCCCTGGACGTGGTCGGCAACCTCTTGCAGGGCCAGCTGGAGAAGGACAAGAACTACCAGGCCATCCAGCGCCAGCTGAAGGACGCGCGTTCCGATTCCGAGCGGCGCGCCGCGCTGGAGTCGGTCGGGAACATCGCCCAGGGCACCACGATCGGCAAGGTGTTCCAGGATCGCCAGGCGCTCATGGCGCTGTACGGCTTTATGCAGGGCCGCGATCGCGTCGGCGCGATCACCCAAGGCGCTCTCGGCAACACGAATGCCGTCGACCGCAACTTCGAGCTGATCTCCTCGATGGCCGGCTTCAAGGTGGAGCAACGGCGACAGGAGCAGGAGATCGCGCTGCACTCCTCGCTGGAAGGCTTGATGCCCACCATCGGGGGCGTCAATGATCGGCTGGCCGAGCTGATGCGCCAGTACCCTGGCTACACCACTGCCGTCGCGGCAGCCACGACGGCGCTGGTGGCTTTGGCCGGCAGCGCCGCCGCCCTCTCAGTTCTTGGCGGGAGCAAGGCCGCTGCTGCCGGCGGAAGCGCCGCGCTTGGGGCAGCCGCTGGCGCTGCGGGCAGGCTCGCGCTCGGCGCGGGCGGTGTTGGCGTCGCGGGTGCCGCCGGATACGGCGCCGGGACGCTCCTCTACAAGGGCCTCCTGGAAGGCAATGCCGGCGGCAACCTGGTGGGCCGCGGCGTGGCCCAGGTGCTCTCCTTCTTCGGCAACAAGGAAGCGAGCGCAGCCCTGGCCTCGGAGGCTGCGGGCGCCAAGGCGTTCGAGGCGCGCGGCCTGGGCGATCGCCTGTCGCGCACCGGCGGCAGCACCTTGCCGCTGCTGCAGCAGGACCTGAAGGGCGAGATCCTGCTGCGGGTGACGACGGCACCTGGCGTGAGCGTCGAGACCGAAGCGCGCACCAGCAGCCCGCGCATTCCGTTCCGCACGGACACCGGGCGCACCAACACCTCGGCGGGCTACTGACCATGTGGCGCGACCAACTCAAGACCGGCGCGAGCTTCCGGGGTGTGCCGTTCTCCACGGTGGATGCCCAGCTGCAGATCGGCCGCCGTGCGGTCGTGCACCAGTTCCCGATGCGGGACGAGCCATTTGTCGAGGATCTTGGCCGCAGTGCCCGCACCTTTTCCGTCGAGGCCTACGTCCTGGGCGACGACTACCTCGACCGCCGCAACGCCTTGATCCAGGCGATCGAGCAGAGCGGCCCCGGCGAGCTGATCCATCCGCGCTACGGCACGCTGCAGGTGCAGGTGGTCGATGCCACCGAGCGGGAGACGCCGCGTGAGGGCGGCATCGCCCGCTTCTCCATCACGTTCGTGGAGGCGGGCGCCAACACCTTCCCACGCGTGACGCAGAGCACGGTCGCGGAGGTGGACAACGCCAGCGCCGAGCTGGAGGACGCAGCCTCCGAGGCCTTCGGGCAGGAGTTCAGCGTCGAGGGTGCCAGCGTGCTCGCCGAGGAGGCTTTGACGGCCCTTCAAAAAGACCTTGCAGGGATCGCCAGCACCGTCCGCCAGGTCACGAGCTTCGAGTCGGCCGGCGACCTGGTGCGCACCGTCGGCCTGATCACGTCGGACGTGAGCACGTTGCTGCGCACGCCGGTCACCCTGGTGCAGCGCTTCCGCAGCCTGTACCAGGACCTGACGCTTGCGCTCAAGCGCCCGCTCGGCGCAATCGCGGACTTCAGGAGCACCTTCGGGTCCAACAAGCGCCCCAGCGCCGACCTGGTGGCTGCGGCCCGGCCTGGCTCGACGCGCGCCCGCCTGCTGGCCAATGAATCGGCCCGTGCGGACCTGCAGCGCCGACTGGCTCTGTCCAACCATGCCCGCGCCCTGGCGCTCGCACTGCAGGCCAGCAGCACCCAGGAGCCTGCCGTGGCCACCGCGAGCAAGGCGGTGCAGCTGCGCGACGAGCTGCTCGCCCTGGTCGACGTGGAGTTGGAGGAGAACGACCCGCCGGCCGAGGTGGCCAGCGCCCTGGTGCGCCTGCGCGCGGCGGTGACCCGCGACGTCGCGGAGCGCGCGGAGCAGCGGCGCCAGGCGTCCACCTTCACGCCCATGACCGTGCTGCCCAGCGTAGTCCTGGCGCATCGCATCTACCAGGATGCCGCGCGAGCCGAGGAGCTGGAGCTGCGCAATGGCGTGCGCCACCCCGCGTTCGTGCCGGCACGGCCTCTGGAGGTACTGAGGTGAGCGACGCCAACGAAGTCGAGCTGGTGATCGGCGGCCGCGTGTACACCGGGTGGAGGGAGATCGACATCGAGCGGTCGATCGAACACATCGCCGGGTGCTTCAGGCTGGAACTGACGGACGACGCCCCGGGCGCGGACCTGCCCGTCGGTCTGCGCGAGGGTCTGCCTTGCGAGGTGCGCATCGGCGGAGAGACGGTGATCACCGGCTACGTCGATGAGTACGAGCCCGACCTGACCGAGAAGGACACGCGCCTGTGCGTGCAGGGCCGGGACAGGACCGCCGACCTGGTCGACTGCTCCGCCATCCACAAGTCCGGCGCCTGGAGCGGCGTGCGCCTGGAGCAGATCGTGAAGGACATCGCCGTGCCCTTCGGCATCGGCGTCACGGTGGCTCCTGGCCTGAACACAGGCGAGGTGTTCAAGCGCTTCGCTCTGGAGGACGGCGAGAAGGCGTTCGACGCCATCGATCGGGCCTGCCGTCTGCGCGCCATTTTGTGCACCAGCACGCCGGCAGGCGACCTGCTGCTGACCACGGCGAGCGAGGAGCACTCCGGCGTGTCGCTCATCGAGGGCGTGAACATCAAGCGCATCCGGGCGCTGCACACCTGGAAGGACCGCTTCTCGAAGATCACGGTCAAGGCGCAGACGCCCGGCGATGACGACGAGCACGGCGCCGCTGCTGCGCATCCCAAGGCGACGGCGGAGGACCCGGAAATCAATCGCTACCGCCCGCTCATCGTCCACGCCGAGCACCACACCAGCAACAAGTCCCTGAGGGACCGCGCCGAGTGGGAGGTGAAGGTCCGCATGGGGCGCGGCAAGCGAGGCAGCTGCGAGGTAGTCGGCTGGCGCACGGGCAAGGACGGACTCACCGGGCCGCTGTGGCGGCCGAACATGCTGGTGCGGGTGGTCAGCGATCGCATGACGCTCGATCGCGACGTACTGATCGTGGCCTGCCACTTCGAGAAGGGCCCGGCCGGCCGCAAGACGACGCTCACCTTCGCGCGGCCCGAGGCGTTCGAGCTGGTGGAAGGCGCGCAGCGCCGCCGGCTGAATCGCCGCCTGGGTGACCGCGTCGAAAAGGACAAGCACCACAAGAAGGGGCGCGGTGGGTTCACCTCGCCGTGGGATCTGGACCCGCCGAAGGAGATCCGCCGGTGAGCGCGTCGGCCCTGCACCGGGTGGCGATGCGGGTGCGGCTGCTGGTCGGCCGCGCCGTGCTTGCGCTGGTGAACGATGCTGCCAAGCTGCAGGCCGTTCAGGTGCAGCTGCAGGCGGACGTCGTGCGCGATCGCGCGGAGCACTTCCAGCACTACGGCTTCACCAGCGTGCCCATGCCGGGCGCTGAGGGCATCTATCTGGCCCTGGGTGGAAGCACCGACCACGTGGTGGTGATCAACGTGGACGACCGACGCTACCGCCTGAAGAGCCTGGCGGCTGGCGAGGTGGCCCTGTACGACGACCTCGGCCACAAGGTGCACCTGACCCGAGACGGAATCGTGGTGGACGGTGCCGGCCAGCTGGTGAAGCTGGTGAACCTGACCAAGCTGCGAGTGGAGGCCGACATCGAGGCCACCGGCGAGGTGAAGGATCGGTGCGATACGAACGGCAAGACGATGGCCCAGATGCGCACTACGTTCAATAGCCACACCCACCCCGAAAGTGGGGCGGTGACGGGCCAGCCCAATCAGGGCATGTAGCAAAGCGCTTTACTGGACGTTCAGCCGGCATTCAAGAGACTCGGAAGGATGGACCTCGCCCTGACCTACAGCCGCTCGCTCGACGCGTTCGATCTGTCGATCGACGCACTGCGTGCCGATCTGGCCGGCGAGGACACGCTGGTATCGGCGGTGGTGCTGTCCCTCATGGCCGACCGCTTGGCGCAGGAGAGCGAGGTTCCGGCCGGCGCCGATCGTCGCGGCTGGTGGGCCGATGCCTTCGCCGAGGACGAAGATCTCTTCGGCAGCCGCCTCTGGCTGCTGGAGCGCGAGAAGGAGGTGCCGGCGACCCTGCAGCGCGCGCGTGCCTACTTCCGCGAGGCGCTGGAGTGGATGGTGGATGACGGCCTGGTCAAGGGCGTGCAGGTCACCGTGTTCGTCCCGCAGCGTGGCTGGCTGGCTGCCCTCGTCACCCTCCAGCTCGACGGCGGCTCGCGCCGCTTCCGGTTCGAGTGGAACGACAGCGCCCAGGTGTGGCGCTTCGCCGGGGAGGCGTACTGATGCCGTTCGAGCGACCGACCATCCCGCAGCTGATCGACCAGGGCGCTGCCGAGTTCGAGAGCCGCCTGCCGGGCGTGCTCGCCCGGGTGCGCCGCAGTCTAGTCGGCGTGATCAACCGCGTTCTGGCCGGGGCGCTCGACGCGCTCTACAAGTACGCCGAGTTCCTGAATCGCCAGGCCTGGCCGGACACGGCCGAAGGTGAGCACCTGGACGGACACGGCGCGCGCTGGGGGGTGGCCCGCAACCCGGCGGCGCATGCGACCGGCACCGTCCGCTTCACCGGCGTCGACGGCAGTGCCGTCCCGCAGGGCACGGTGGTCCAGCGGGCCGACGGCCTGCAGTACGAGACGACAGCTGCGGGCGCGATCGCCGCCGGCCAGGCGCTGGTCCCGGTGCAGGCGCTGACCTCGGGGCAGACCTCGAACGCGGCGGTCAACACGGCGCTGACTCTGACCAGCCCGATCGCGGGCGTGAACGCCGCTGCAACCGCTTCCACCGAGCTGGCGGGCGGTGCCGATGCCGAGGGAGATGAGCCGTATCGGGCGCGCATCCTCGCCCGCATCCGCAAACCCGCGCACGGTGGACGGGAAGAGGACTACATCGAGTGGGCGAAGGAAGTGCCGGGCGTCACGCGCGTGTGGGTCTACCCGGGCGAGCAGGGGCCGGACAGCGTCGTGATCCGCTTCATGCGCGACGACGACCTGGGCGGTGGGATTCCATCGGCCGGCGAAGTGGCGACGGTTCAGGCGCACATCGATCCGCTGCGGCCGGTGACGGCGAAGGTGTTCGTCGTGGCGCCTGTGGCCGTGCCGCTCAACTTCACCATCCAGCTGCTGCCGAACTCGCCGGCCATTCAAGCCGCCGTTGAAGCTGAGTTGCAGGATCTGATCCGGCGCGAGGCGGTGCCTGGCGGCACGCTGCTGATCTCGCACATTCGCGAGGCCATCTCCATCGCGGCTGGCGAGACGGACCACATCCTCACGGCGCCCGCCGCGAACGTGGTGCGCAGCACGGGTGAGATCACGACGATGGGGGTGATCACGTGGGTGTGACCCTGTCCAGCTGGCTGGCCGCGCTGCAGGCGCTGCTGCCGCCTGGCCGGGCACTCACCCGCGAGCCGAGCGCGAACCTCACGCGCTTCCTGGAGGCGATCGCGGCCATGTTCCTGGCTGCGCAGCTCCGCCTGGAGGCGCTCTTGCAGGAGATGGACCCGCTGCGCGCCACGACCATGCTGCCCGATTGGGAGCGTCTGCTGGGTCTTCCCGACGAGTGCGCCCCGACGGCTAGTCTCTCGATCGCCGAGCGGCAACGGCTGACCAACCAGCGCCTCCTAGAGCAGGGCGGTGCGTCGCGGCAGTACTTCATCGACGTGGCCGAGCAGCTCGGCGAGCCGAACAGCTGGATCGATGAGTTCCGGCAGGCCAACTGCAACAGCAACTGCAACGCGGCGCTGCACAGCCTGGCAGACGCCTTCACCTGGCGTGTGAACTTCCGCCGCGCCGCGTCGGGCAATCGGCCGGGCAACTGCAACGACACTTGCAATGACGCGGTGTACCTGGTCGAGCCTGCGTTGGCGGAGTGCCCGATCCAGGAGCGCAAGCCGGCGCACACGAAGGTGATCTTCGCGTATGCGGTTACCTCCTACGGTCCGGCCGACCTGCAGGCGTATCACACGCGAGCCACCAAGGCATGGGCCTTCAACGCAAGCGGCGTCCTGCAGGAGTTCGCGCCCAACATCCTCCGGGTCGTGCCGAGCCCTGCGGGCGTGATGGCGGCGCTGCGAGAGCCGGAGAGCACAAATCTGCTTCGGCACAGCGGCGACCTGTCGAATGCCGCCTGGGTCAAGTTCGACCAATCGCTCCCGGGAAACCGGCCCAACCTGCTGCCGGCCGATGTGGAACCCACCACGTCGGGAGGCTCCTGGCTAAAGGGCGCGAACCTCACGCGCATCGGGACGATTGCCGGCCCGCCCGGGGTGGCCAATGCCGTGGTTTACGAGGCGCCTGCGGGTCTACCGGCCAACGTTTGGCTGAACTACCAGCTGCCCGCCGCCCTTGCCAACAGCAACCGCTACAAGCTCGCCATCTGGGCGCGAGTGGTAAGCGGTTCTGTGCTCAACGCCGGGACGCTTGCCGCTGTCGAAAGCGACTTTGACGGGGTGGCAGGAAACGAGCGGCGTCAGATCAACATCAATGGCAGCGGCCTGGATGGTGAGTGGCGGCGGTTCTTCCTGGAGTTCACGACCGGTGCGCTCGCGTCAACGCACGCGAAAAGCGTCTACCTGCTGGCCGATTGGGGTGGCGCGAACGGTGCCCCGGCGCGCATTGCGATCACCGAGCCTCGGCTTGTTGACACGCAGGGCCAGCCGGACTTCGCCAACATCACCCTGAATGATCCTGTGGTGCAGTCGCCGGACGGCGGCAACACGGCAATGAAGGTGGTGCTGAAGGACTACACGTCCACGACCCTGTTCCTGCGCCAGTTCAATCCCGGACTGAGCGCAGGGAACTACAAGCCGTCGATCTTCGTGCGCTCACCCGGAAATGCGTTTGGCGTCAGCGTGAACGACGATTCGGCGGGTGCGAGCGCTTCGGTTCCCGCGGCGCCAGGCTGGCAGCGCATCGCGTTCGACACGTTCGTGAAGGGCGCAGGCCCGGACATGTTCGACTTCGAGTTCGCCACCCCTTTCCCTTTCTGGGTCTGGCTGCCTCAGCTCGAACCCGGGACCGTGATGACGTCGCCGATCATCAGTGGTGCCACGCCTGGCGTGCGCGCCCGCGACGAAATCTCGATCCCGGTGGACGTGAAGGCCGGGGAGGCCCACTCGCAGCTGATCGATTTCGCGATGACCGACACGCTGCCGGGCGTCGCATCTCGACTCACTGGCGACAACGCGCTCGGGATCTACATCAATCCGAGCCCGAACCGTGTTGCCGCGGTGTGGAACGGCTCGACCAACGTCGGCACGCCGAATGCATATGCGCTCGGCACGCGTGGCAAGGTCGCGGCGAGCTGCGACGCCGCAGGGCGCTCAATCGTCCTGAACGGCGGGACCGTGGCGTCCGATGCCGCGACGAGTGGCGCAATGAGTCGGGTACTTCTCGGCCAGACAGTCCCGGGAAGTGATAGCCAAGCGCCGGCCGTCTACATCCACGAGTTCCGCACGTACCGCTGGCGCCTGAGCGACGCCGAGCTGCAGGCGGCTACCGCCTGAGAACGATCAACGAGAGGAAGAGGACATGCAAAGGATCAACACCGCCACCAAGGCCGTCGACCTGTTCGGCGTCGGCAAGCACGGCTTCCGCAACGGCAACCTCGCTGCCGGCGTGCCCGCGACCGACTTCGATGCCGAATGGTTCAACGGAGTCCAGGAGGAGCTGCTCGGGATCATCGAGGAGGCCGGGTTTGTTCCGTCCGCTGCGGACCGCACGCAGCTCCGACAGGCAATCGCTGTGATGTTCCGAAAGCGAACGAGCTCAGTTGCCAGCGCAGGCGGAACTGCGGACGCGATCACGGCGGACTTTTCGCCTGACGTGGCAGCCTACACCGACGGCATGGTGGTACACGTGCGCGCGGCGGCGGCTAACACGTCGACGACGCCCACCTTCAAGGCTGACGCGCTGGCTGCGAAAACCATCGTCAAGGGCAACAACCAGGCGCTGGTCGCAGGGGACATTGCAGGGGCGGGCCATTGGTTGGTCTTGAAGTACGACCAGGCGCTCGACAAGTTCGTTCTCCTGAACCCCTCTCAGGGTGTCAACGCCTTGGGCTCGGGGCAGACCTGGCAACCGCCTGGAGGCGGCCGCAGCATCGGCGTCACGTACACGAACACCACGGGCAAACCGATCCAAGTTGCCATCCGTGTGGCTTCCACGTCGTCGCAGGTCTGGACTCTCACGGTCGGGGGAGTTGGCATCACGACCCTTTCCAACAACGGCGTCGATGGGACGATCTTCGCCGTCATTCCCCCGGGAGCAACGTATGTCCTCACGGGCGGGACTGTCCTCAACGCCTGGGCCGAACTTCGCTAAGGGGCTGACATGAAGCATTACCGCAATCCGACCACTGGCGAGGTATTCGCCTACGACTCCGAAGACGAGCGCCAGCAGTGGGGCGCACCCGAGCTGGTTCCCATGACCGACGAGGAGGTGGCCCAGTTCCGCTCGCCGCAGGTGCCACTCTCCAAGCGCATCGAAAGCGCGCTGCAGCAGATCGACCGCGATACGGATCGGATCTACACCGAGACGGTGGGTGCGCGGGTCGAGGAGTACCGCCAGGCCGAGGCGGACGCGCTCGCCTTCAAGGAGGCCGGCTACGCTGGCGACGTGCCGCCCTTCGTTGCCGACCACCTGGCGGCCAAGGAAGGTTGGACGGCGCAGCAGGCGGCCGACGACATCCTGGCCACCGCCGCCGCCTGGCGCGGCGCTCAGGCGCAGATCCGGGCCAATCGGCTGCAGTGCAAGGAGCTGGCGCGCAAGGCCGCAGACCCGGCCGGCGTCGAGGCGGCGTTGCAGCAGTGGGCGGGATTCGTCGCGGCAATCCGCACGGCGCTGGGACTGAGCATCTGAGACCATGCAGCTCGCCTTCATCTACGGCAAGCAGCCAAGTTCGACGCTGACGAAGCTCTTCACGGGCTCCACCTGCTACCACGTGGGATTCACGGACGGCGAGTGGTTCTGGGACATGCACAAGCACCGCCGCGTCGGCGCCTGGAAGGGGCGTTATTCGGCCGAGCGCGTGATCCTGGTGGACTGCCCGGTGCCGGTCACCTCGCGCTTCCTGGACGACCAGGTGCTCGATCAGACCGTGGAGTACGGCTTCCGCGACTACATCGCGTTCGCCTTCCGCTGGGCCTACCACCTGGTGGGCAAGAGCACGCGCAACTTTGGCGGTGAGATCTGTTCGGAGTGGGTGGCCAACGTGCTGATCGCGCTGGGCTGGCCGAAGCACTTCGCCGAGGTGCCGTCGCCGGCGGATCTGGAGCTGGCGCTGCTCGGGCGACGTGACGCGATCATCTGCGGCGGGTGCGACGGCTTGGGCGTGAGGCCCGGCGCCGATGGATGCGCCCACTGCGGAGGCTCGGGACGCGTTCCGGGCCCGTGGCCCTTGTTCATGGACGGAGGTGCCACCCCCGGTTAAAAAAGACAGGGCGAGTGACCAGGTGCGGTAACACCGAAGCCACCCGCCTCCGCCGTGAGCGAGCACGGCATTGGCCGAAGACCCTGCCACCTGTACAGGCCGGGGCATTATCGGAGATGCCGGAAGTGGAAGAAGTGCGGTGCGGCCGCTGCAGCAAGAAGCTGGCGGTCGCGGAGTACACAAGGCTGGAGATCAAGTGCCCGCGCTGCGGGCACATGAACGTCAGAGGGGCTGAGCCCCTCCATCGAGCGCCCAGAGCGCCATCGCAAAGGAGTAGTGCTGATGGCGAAGAACGAAGGGGCTCACGCGCTCTTTAACAACCTGACGGACGCGGCGCCGCTGGTGCCCTGGATTGGCGGAAAGCGGCGCCTGGCGCCGCACATCCTGCCGCTGTTCCCGACGCACGACCGCTACGTGGAGCCCTTCTGCGGCGCGGCCGCGCTCTTCTTCCTGAAGGAGCCGTCCAAGGCCGAGGTGTTGAACGACATCAACGGCGAGTTGGTGCGGCTGTATCGCGTGGTGCAGAACCACTTGGAGGAGTTCGTGAGGCAGTTTCGCTGGGCGCTCACCAGCCGGGAGATGTACGCCTGGCTGCAGCAGACACCGCCCGAGACCCTCACGGACATTCAGCGCGCGGCGCGCTTCTTCTACCTGCAGAAGCTCGCGTTCGGCAGCAAGGTGGACGGCCAGAACTTCGGCGCCGGCAAATCCATCAACCTGCTGCGGCTGGAGGAGGAGCTGAGCGCCGCGCACCTCCGCCTGCACCGGGTCACCATCGAGCACCTGCCGTGGGCCGACTGCGTGGCCAGGTATGACCGCCCGGGCACGCTGTTCTATCTGGACCCACCGTATTGGGGCACCGAGGGATACGGCGTCGGGTTCGGCCTCGAGGAGTACGACCGCATGGCCGAACTGCTGCGCACGATGAAGGGGAAGGCCCTGGTGAGCGTCAACGACATCCCGGAAATGCGGCGGGCGTTCAGCGGCCTCACTATGAAGCGGTTGACCATCCGCTACACAGTAAGCGGCGGGGCGGGCAGGCAGCCGACCGGCGAGCTGCTCATCCGGAATTTCTAGGCCAGTACGATTGCTCCTTCAGGAGGACTTCATGGACTGCTACAAACTCGTCAACGGCAAGTTCGAGCCCGTGGACCCGCCTTACGGCGACGCTTCCGACCCGGTGAAGGCTCTGTTCGACGCTGGGTACCGGAAGGAGCTGACGTCAGGGCTTGAGGAAGGGGTCGGCGGCGAGGTCACGCTATGGGTCAACACCAAGCCTGATTCCGGTAAGCCGCGCTTCTTCTTGGACGTCTGGGGTTCCGAGCACGGCCTTGCGGAGTTCGTGGCCGACGACCTGCCGGGGCTGCTGGCCGTCATGAAGGAGGCGGCGCCCCTGATCGCGCTAGCGGGCCTGGAGCAACGCTCAACAATTCATGTCCTGCGTCAGCTGGACAGGAAAGATGGCGTCGACAAAGGGGTGGAGGCGCTAGAAGGGCTCAGGCGGGGCTAG